ACTTCATCTGCAATATATTCAAGGGAGCATCTGCAAACACAAGTCCCTCTTCTTTTGCCTAAGCTAATTTTATTCTCTAAAAAATATGGAGATTTAGTTAAATGATCCCAGTCTTTATCAAAGATCGGTTTTGAAACTTTATTAAATCGAGGATAAATCTCAAGAGCTTCTTTTCTACAAACGACACCAGAGATGAGATGAATGTGAAGTTTTTTGGCTCTCTGCCAGTTCTCTCGTTGAGCTTCTCCTTTAAGTCTCTCAAGCCCATATTCAATATTTATAACATTTGATCTGTTTGCTGTATAGATTTTATTCATACTTTCTCCCACAACCAGCACAAAACTTCTGAGCTATCTCAACTCTTTTGTTCTTAAGATCACAATCTTTTCTTTTGCACTGTTTAGAGACAGATTTTCTTTCTTCTGGAGCAATAGTTTTAAGACAGAACTTAGCTAGATCAGAGATCTTGCGTTCAACTGATTGCTTTTTTCCATTCCAGAATGCAAAGTTGTAGTCATAAGGGGAGTTGTCTCTTGTTCCAGAGACACTCTTCTCAAGTTTATTGTTTGAAAGTTTTGGTTTTCCAGCATCTGAGACAACTTCTAAAAAGCTCAATATAATTTGAAGGTTCTCTCTAGTCTTAGAGTTCTTTTTCACGCAGAATCCTCCAGACTATCAATAACATTTTCGATAGAGGGATCGAGCAGAGATGACTGTGGGGCAGTGTTAGTCTGCTCGACCTCGGAAGTTTGTTGCTCCTCTATCTTGTGCTTTATTAGGGCAGTTAGCGTTGGAAATCCCTGTGACTGAGCATATTCTTTTGATGTCATCCAAGTTGAGGGATCTTCCTCTGGACTTGTTTCCAATGCTCGTTCACTTTTTATAATGACCTGTTGATCACGACACATCTGCATTATCTTTGCTGGTGTCGGTTTTTTCTCCATTGTTTTGATTAGCTCTAATGCTCTAGCTAAAACCTCACGACCAAAGTCTTGAAGCTCTGGAGCAACACGCATAAGTTGTTCATCACTGAATTTAAACTCGTGCCAAACATCTATGGACTTAAGGAACTGGATAGATTCGTTTAAAGAGACTCTACTCATCTTGTGCCTCTGCTTCCTTGATCCACTGCAACATTTTTAATTCTTTTTGTTGTTTCACAATTTTTTTAATAGTTTCACCCTTTTGGTTAGGCATAATTCCAGATCGAAATCTGTTGAAGTGTTTAGAAAACGCAAAAGGACTTGGTATATGATCAAAGTGTGCAGTGTATGAGGTGAATGCAACATCCATCTCTTCAAGAGTTGGTTCTTGTGCAACTAGATCGTGATAAGCTCTAAAAAATCCCTTTTTCTGAGATTCGCTCATTCGTAGATCTGTTTGAGTTAGATCCACAAACTTCTCAAAAATTGCATCTTTAATCTTTGGATAGACAGTCTCTTTCCAAGAAGAGCTGGAGTTTGCTAAGTCTGACATATAATTAATCCTCCAGCTTTCTTTTTCGTTCGAGATCTTTTTCAAGCTTGATAATGGTTTGACCAATTTTCATATCCCATTTTGGGATGACAATTATCCCATCACGCTCTTCGATCCATTGACACTCTGCAAGAGCATCAAATATTGCTTGTCCATCATTCTCCAATGCCATAATGACTGGAAGATCTTGGACAGACACCTTTAATTTTCCAGCGACAAGTTCTCCTTTGCCCTCTGGAAACTGTGTTATGGATATTGACCAGAGTCTGACCAATGCTCCAACTGTTTCGTTAATACTTATTTTTAATGCTTGAGCTATTCGCATCACTTCAAATTTTTCAAACAATCTTGCATCCAGTTGATACCAAATATCACGCTTTGCTTTGCTAGACATCAGCACCACCTTTAATCAACTTTTCTAGTTCTGAAATCTCTACACGAATAGGGAGGAGCTTCTCTTCTGAATTTGTTGGGATTGCTGGAAGTTTGTTTGAATCAATGAGTTTGTATGCGAAAGCTTTAGACCAACCTGTGATCTCCATAATCTCTTTAACTGAGAGCAATCTTTTCATTTCAATCTCCTAAATAAAAAAGGGCAAGTGTGAAAACCACATTGCCCCTTTGTCTTCCTAGGTAGGTAGATTCTTTATTTTCTACCTAACTAATAAATACTTTAACACCTATGTGTCATTATGATGGCATTGTTAGGCAAGAAATTTTCTTTATACCTATACTCTTGACAAACTAAATAATTCTGCAACAATTCCTGTATGGAAGATAGAGACAAAAAAGATATTGAATTTCAGAATCTTATATTTAATGCTCAAAGTTCAAAGATAAAAGCTGAGGGCATTGATCCAAATGCTTGGAAGAACATTGTCACTGGTTGGGATGATGATCTATACCAAGAGGGCATTGACACAATGTATGCTTCTTTAACTGATAAACGAATCATCAGTCTTATGCTTTCAACCTATGAGAAATATCCAACTAGAGGTCTGCTTAAAAAGATGACCAAGCCAACGACTGAAAAAGAAATACTAGAGACAAAAGTTGATCTATCAACACCAGCAATTAAAAGGTTTGCTAAATATCTTGATAAAACTAAGACAGCATCAACTTATGATATGCAACAATCAATTCTCGCTGAGGTTAAGTTTCTTGGATCAATGTCTCTTGCGAAAAACTGGAATACATTTGTTGTTTGGTATGATGTCACTGACAAAGATCATATAAGTGAACTTGATCAAAATCTAAATGGAGATGGTTCATACATCTCTGCAATTGTTTTTCATAATAACAATCAAGAACCTAGATCAATTGTTTATCCATCTAAACATTCAAAGCAACAACTTAAAGAGTATTCAAACAAGGCACAACATTTCTTTGATGAGAAATGGCTTGGTCTTAAAAAAACTCAAAAAGTTGTGATGATGCATTTTGGACAAGTCAATGGTGTTGCAAGTTATTTTAATGATCCAGAATTTGCAACTGAGGATTGGTCAATGAAAAAGAAGATTGAGATTAACACCATTCAGCAGAGGTTTGCTTATGTTAGACAATATTTATGTGGTTTATCACAAAACAAACTTGCTTTCTGGTTATCTGAACAAGGAATCAGCATTGATAACAAGGGGATTAAATACTGGGAGGAAAAGGAGACTGATGAACCATCTTTTGTCAAAAATCACTGGAAAGATGTTCTTAGAGTTTTCACTGAACATTCTTATTATCTCCTCCAGTTAAGATTGTCGAATGCTCATTATCGAGCAAATTTAAAACATCTACCAGATATTCAGTGGAGACCACTAACAAATTCTGAGATAATGTCTTTTCTAAACGATTTTATTTTATTTGGAAATGAATTTGATTCGAGATTTCCAACTCCAGATATAATTTTGCAAACAACTGATATGAAGATAAAAGATCCAAAAGATTTGTTGTGGGAGAGAGCTTCATTAAGAAGAATAACTTCAGACCTACAAGGAAAAGGATTAACTGAAAAGCAAGTTATGAAAGACAGTGGATATTTAAAACAATGGATTAATTTATTTTTAGAGATGAAAGAATCTGAGATCCTAGATGATCTCGACAAACAGTATGATGATGAATCAACTAAAAAGGAAGTTTATTATCTCTGGCACAAAGCTAATGAGCTATATAAACCTAAGACAAAAAAAACCTCTACAAAAACAAAAAAAGGGCAGAAGAATCCACCCTTTTAATAAATTTTAATGTATTTCTTTAGCATCATCTGACAGAACTTTTGTTCCACGACCACACCTGTGACAATGCAACTCAAGTGCATTAATGAGTCTGTTCCATCTAAGAGAACAACTAGCGTGAAGACAAATCGGACATTTAAACATCAGATCTCCTTTATTGTTTAACTACATAGAAAAACTGGCGAAGATAAGGATCAATGTTGCCATCAATCCTAATACTTTATAAAATTCTGACTTATCGAGCTTATTATCCAACTTCTCTTCAATTTTATCGATCTTCTCTAAGACCATTTGCAGTAGCTCCTTTTGAGTGAAGTTTGGATCGCTATTTTTTTGCATTATAGTTTTTCATAACTGTTTTAAGCAGTGACAAGACAGAAGCTAATCCACCAACAAAAGCTGATCTAAGTAGATCTCCATCGCTTCCTGTTAGTGCTTCAGCT